GCACGTGCTACGGTGGCGCAAGCGCCACGGTGGCGCAAGCGCTACGGCCTGCCAGATTTTTACCCGAAGCGAAAAACGCAGGGGGCGATACCCTATCCCCCGCGCGATTTTCAATGATGAAATTGAGTCAAGCACTTGACACAATAGGCGCCTTGCGATGCGTATGAAACTCGCGTACTATGTGCGTATACTTTAAGTACAAGCTGCATGCGATGTGCATGCTGCAGGGGGATAGAATGCACAATTATGCGTACCTTATGAAAACAGTAGCGGACTATGGGCAGGCATGGAAAACCATAGGAACCGACCTGCAATACATGGTGAAGGACCGTGTGCTGTTTTTGCAGCCAACGTCGTCAAACCACGACTGGAAAAAGAACTTCCAATTTATCCAGGTACCATACAAGTGTGGCAGCAAAACGCTATGGGTACATAAAGGATTCCTGGACGTATACCTGGAAGGAAGAGAGTTGTTCTTGAAACTTCTGCAGGACGGCGTAGTAGACACCGTATGTGGCTTCTCACATGGTTCCGCCCTTGCGACGATACTATACTGGGAATACTTTATGCGGCACGGCATAAAAATACCGACTGTCGTGTTTGGTTCCCCGAGAGTGTGTAATACGATATCTGCGATCGTGTATAGAAAAATGTTCGATGAACTCATAAACCTTCAAATGGGAGCAGACATCGTTTCAAGCGTGCCGCCGGTAATTTTCTTCTACATGCACGTCGGCATCATCGTCGGTATAGAGACAGGGTATCTCATACCGCTACCAAGGTATCACCGACCAGAGGTGTACCTGGAGCATATCAATATACTATTGACATAAGCGACGACAGAACTGTACACTCAAAGAGGCCATCAACGAGTCGCCAGCCTCGTGGCCATCCGTGCCCACCCCTTCCGGCCTCCCACTGGAAGGGGTTTTCTTTTGTCTTGACGAAATGCCCGAAGGAAAGCAGAATAGCCTCATGGGAACTTACACGGCAACAACACAAGACATCGACGAAAACGCCTTTGAAGAGCTGGTGACACTCTGTATCGAAGCGTACAAAATCACGTTCTCGGACACCACGGCCCTCGATGCCAACGGCGTGCTCGGCAAGCAGCGCGTCATGATTATGGAAGACGAGCGGTATCAACGAGAGACGAAAATCATTCGGGCACGAAAGACAATCGAGGACTTGCGCGAGATCGAAGCACTCACGAAAGAAATAGAGGATGAAGACGAAGACGAGGATGACCTCGAGTTCGATCTGGACGAGGAAGAGGATGGTATAGGCGACTTGGACGAAATTGAGTCGTTCGATATCCGAAACCGGAAAAAGTCCGAAAAGCTGATTGAGAAGAAAAGGAAAGAGAAAGCAAAAACAGCATCGGAAAAGCCGAAGAAAGTATTCGACAAGGCGAAGATGGACATGCGCTTAAAGCTCATCGCGCAGCGACGAGAGGTTCTCTCGAGCGTAAAGAATGAGGAAGAGAAAGAAGGCGACGCGCTCAATATATTCTTCATCCCGGTGACCCGGGAAGAGTTCGAGAAGATCGGCACGGTGGAGGTGTCGACAGGAGTGTCAACGAAAGCGAACGCCTTCGACACGACGGAAGAGGACGAGATCGCGAAGAAGCTCAAGAAGAAAAAGGAAGAGAACGGGCTGACAGACGGCGGATCTGCGTTCCACTACGAAGAAGACGAAAACGGCGACATGATATTGGTGGAAGACTGATGCAGACAAAAAAGCTGTTCACGCACCAGAGTCTCTACATTCAGGCTCCATTCCTCTATCCGGACAGACGCTTTCACATGTTGGTCGCAGGCTATGGTGCCGGTAAGACCTCATCGAACGCATCAAAGACAGAATACGTCCTACGCCTCCTCCAGGGTAGGCGGGACAAGGAAGGCCACAGACCGCGTATTCTCGTCGGAGGCATCACACTGTCGCACCTTGAGAAGACGGTGCTGTCCTATATAAAACAGGACTTCGACGTTTCCAAAACCGAGTACAACCACGACAAAAAACATAACATACTCTCGGTTGGCGATGTCGATGTGATCCTCGCCCCTCTACAGAACCCGAAGGAGATAACCGGGTACGATGTGTGGTGTTCTATACTAGAAGAAGTGGATGATCTCGGCCTCTCTGCTGCCGAGGACACAACGTTCGAGGCAGTGAAAGCGGTAAATGAACGAACGCGACAGGTGATACCGGGGCTCAGGAGCCCCTTCATCGCTATGGGTTCAACATCGCAAGGACAAAAGGGTCTCTACCGACTGTACACCCAGTTCAAGAAGGCAGGGACTGGGTTCACGCTTGTGAGAGGAAGGACATCGGACAATACAAGCCTAGACCCTGAATACGTGCAGTCGCTGTACGAGATATACGACGAGACAGAACGAGAGGTATTCCTGGAAGGAAAGTTCCTCGCTCTCTCGAAAGGACAGGTCTTCGGGGCGTTCGACTGGAACAGAAACTACATCGACTATGACATGGATAAAAGCGTCGGCGCGAACGAGACACTGTACTGGGGGCAGGACTTTAACCAGGGCTACCACCGTGGCTGCGTCGGGGTTCTTAGAAACGGAACGGTGTATATCATCAAACGGTACGAGTTCCCGGAAATCATGTACGCGCCAAAAGTCGTGCGAAGCGACTTCCCAACCCAAAAGATTTTCTTTTTGCCTGACACGACGGCCAAGGACGAAGTGACGCACTTCGCCCGGGAGCTGAGGAGAAACGATATCCGGCTCATCCTCCGGAGCCGGAACCCGATAGTCGAAGACTCAGCGTTCTTGGTCAACAAGATGCTGTACACGAAGCGCTTGATAATTGCTCGCTCGGCAAGGGAGACAGCAGAGAAGCTGTCACTTGCTCAGAGAGACGCTCGTGGTATGATACCGAAAGGTGTCGGGCCCTCGAGCCCAATACACGACACAGACGCGGTACGGTTCATCTGCTTCTTCTTGGCGTGTAACCGTCCAGAGCTCGCCCGCATAAAGGCGGTGACGATTGAGAGGCACCTGCACATATACGAAGAGGACAACAAGCTTAGCGAAATGTCCGACGGATTTTACGAGATAGACGCTTCGGGGTTCTAAAGAGTTGACATATCTCATACCGGCGGCATAATATGTGGCATGGAATACTGGCGCGAGATATGGAAGACAATACGCAGTGGAAAAACCTCAATCTCTCGTGATGCTAAAAACATCACGAGAGTACAGGACTCTACAAGGTTCAAGGCTCTCTCGCTGTCAAAACACGAAGAGATCGTTAGCATCATAGAGGACGAGCAGGTGAACTTAATAAAACGGTTCACCGGCTCTGCGCCAGCGACGGCACAGAACGTTCGCGACAGCGCCAAAGACCTGTCTATGATGCTCATGGACTACACCCCCGGAAAGGTTGTGCAGGCCGTAACGAAGGTAAAAGACGGGTATGAGTATCGTGAAACGCATCACGAGGGAAACCAGCCGGTCATCCGGCAGGTGAGGGACTCCTACGCGAACCTCTCTACTTCAGCAAACGTCATGGGGCAAGATCCGAACACGAACGTGCATGTGGGCCCGAACCTCTGGATATCACCGGGGGAAGCCGCTTCAATCTACAGCCAAGGAGGGCTTTCGGCCCTCATCATTAACAAGAAGTCAAAGACAATCCGGCACAATGAAATCCGCATAACCAACCCCAAGCTCGACGCAGCCGAACTTGACGCTGTGAACGAGTCCGCGCAGCACAAGACCGGATTCGCAGACGCACTCGCCCGGGCGACGGTGAGCGGGCTTGTGTACGGCGGGTCTCTTTTGTTTCCCATGTTCAAGAAAGATAGACCGATAACCATGGTGTTGCCACTGGACAAGCTCATGCAGTACGACATCGTGCGCAAGGGCTGCATCGACCGCTACATAGACCTCGACCGCAACAACGCGATTCACATACCAAACTGGGACCCAACATCTGCAGACTTCCTGAACCCTAGGAAATACTTCATACCCTATCTTGGCAGTGACGTTAGTGGAATGAGGTGCGCACGAATTGTCCCTGTACCGCAAGCAGGCTACTGGGGCACGCTCATGACGATGGGCTGGGGCAACTCCGAAGTACAGGGGTGGTACCCGGCGGTGTGTAACTATGAAGGTGTCATGTCGGCCATCCCCTCGATGATCCGGCAAATGTCCATTTTGGTACATACCTACAATGTCGACCTGGCGAACGCTCTGAACGGTGCCGTGACCCTTGAGCACCTCAAGGAAAACGACACGCTTGCAGTACGGGAAGCAAGCGCAAGCAATCCCGTATCCATGGATGCGATCGGCGAGCTCAAGTCCATAGAGAGGGACTTCACGGCGGTTGCAGAACTCGCTCGTCTCGTCCGGCAGGATGTTGGCGCGAAGAGCTCCATTCCCGAGGAGAAGATATGGTCCAGCGATCGAGGCGCTTTTGCGTCCGGCGACCAGACACAGGGCCTCAATGAGCGGGAATGGGAGGGCTCCAGGTTCATCTATGGTGAGCTTGAAAGCCGATGCCGGAACCTGGCGATGCTCGAAATTATCAACGCTCTTGGTAAGGATCGAAGGATACTTGAGGCTCTTCCATATACGAATATCGAGATATTGAACCCCCGGATTGAAAGCGCAGAGCTCAGAGGCACAGTCGTGCGTGACCTCGCAGAGTCTGTGTTTCAGTTTGTTGCGTCCGGCATGGAGCTTGATTCTGCGCTCGATATCGTGCTTCCCTATGGTGACAAGCACCTTGTCCCTCGAGCGGAGATTGTTCGTAGGGTACACGAGCAGCAGAAGAAGACGATGGACATGAGCATCGAGAAAGAGGAGCTCAACATCGAGCTTTTGAAAGCACAGATTGAGTCTGCGAAGAAAGCTGCGGAAAATACCGGAGATGAAGAGGGTGGTAATGAACCAGCCGTACCGAAGTCGAAGAGCGACGGTGACAGTGGGTACACGAAGCTCGAGCAGCGAAAGAAAGAGAAGACGCGAGGGCTGGCTTCACGGCGAGAAGGTATCCAGAGGGCCAGGGGGAAGAAGGTATGATAAAGCGCGTACAGGACCAGAAGCCGTACATCGAGGTAAAGGATGCGATCCTTGCGAGGTCCGGTATTTATTACTACACCCTGGAAGAGGTTCGGGCAAAAGGGCATGAGCCGACTGTCGTAAAAGACCTCTACGCAGAGTACCGCCCTCCGGCAGTAATAGCCGGTGCGGCTCCTCTTTTTGACCTCGTGCCGGTGCCGAACGCGGAGCACACCTCAGAGGACATCACCTCGGAGAACTTCCACCAGCATGCCTCAGGCATCGTAGGTGGCCCTATCACGGTCGTGCCTATGCCGGACGGCATCAACATCGGTCTCAAGGGAAGGATTGCGTTTTATACGAAAACAGCGTACAACTATTACACAGCAGGTAACAAAGAAACCTCTGCGGACTACCGCTCAAAAACTGTTTTAGTGGACAATCCAGAGGAAGTCGGATATGATCTGTTGATGACGGAGATTGTATCCGTAAATAACGTGGCTATAACACAGCGAGGGCGAGGAGGAAAGGATGTTCGAGTCCAAGACACCGCTCCGGTGGGAAAGGTTATAGATAATATACTCAGTAGGAGGAACAACATGGGTATTCTTGCCAAGCTGCTCGGCGTGAACGATCAGCAGGAAAAGTCCTTTTCCGCCGTGGTGAAGGACTCGCTCTCGCGTTTCAAAGGGCTCACCGGAGAAGCACAAGAGAAAGAGATCATGAGCGTTGTCGACCGTGTGTCGGAACTCACTGCCTCTCCCGAGCGCGAGATTCTCGCCAACGTCGTTCGTGACGCTTTCATCCACTCCGACGCCGTGCTTGCGAAGTGGAAGGAGAGCGAGGGCCTCATCGACGGGCTCTACGCCCGATGCCTCGACGCCGACGCCGCTGTTGTTGCAGGCATTAAGGATGCCGACGACAAAAAGAAAAAAGATGGCGATGGCGACAAGAAGAAAGACAACGACACCAAGGATGCCGACGACAAGAAGAAAGAAAAAGACGGTGACACCAAGGATGCCGACAAGAAGG